CAATTAAGTCTGCATGTGCTGCTGTTGGAATATCTAAACAAACATTTTATGAGTGGAAGGAATCAAAACCTGACTTTACTGACTCTATAGAACAGGCAATGGCTATTCCGGACAAGAAAGTTGAGAATGCTTTGTACAAGAATGCCAGGGGGTTTTTCTATACCGAGACTGAATATAAATCAATGGAAAGCAAAGATGGTCTAAAGATCATTCACATTCCAGTCAAAAAGGTAAGGAAGATGATAGTGCCAAATGTCGCTGCTCAGAAGTTCATTCTTATAAACCGTAATCCTAAAGAATGGAGGGATAAGCAGGAATTTGATGCTGGTGAGGGATTAAAGGCGATCCTGGAGCGTATCATAACCGATAAGAGGCCGAAAGAATGAGTCAACTTGAGACAGCCGACAAACTGACTATCCCCGTACCCTACCATTCCGGTCAGGAGGAATTCTTTTTCAGTTCAAATGAGAAGAAGAAAGTCATAGCCAAAGGTCGGCGATGGGGGCTGACCAGAGGTTATGCACACAGGGCCATTGAATATTTATATGATGGGATCGGTCCTGGTCTTTGGGTTGATACCGTAAACAGCAATATTGATCGATATGTTGAGCGGTATTTTTATCCAATCCTAAATAAGATCCCCCCTAAATATTGGAAATGGCGACAGCAACGAAAAGAGCTTGAGCTGTTCGGCAATAAGCTGGATATGAGAAGTGCAGACAGGCCGGAGTTAATTGAGGGATTTGGGTATAAGTTTATCATGATGAATGAAGCGGGGATCATCCTCAGAAAAGAGTACCTCTATTACAACACTATCCTCCCCATGACCCTAGACTTTAATCCGGATTTCTATGTCGGGGGGACACCTAAAGGAAAGGGGCTTTTTCATCAATTGGCAGTTAGGGCCGACGATAAAACAAATAAAGATCAGCGATTTTTCCAGTTCACATCATTTGATAACCCATATCTAGGAGAAGAGGATCGGCAGAAGTTAATTGATGAGATCCCCAGGTCGATCCAGGAACAGGAGATATACGCTAATTTCCTGGAGGACTCTTCAACTGTATTTCGGAACATAGCTAAGTGTTCAACGGCAAGGCCGGAGGAGCCGATTCCTGGAAAGGTTTATAAGACAGGGGTCGATCTAGCGCGGTTGCAAGATTATACGGTCATCATTGTTATGGATATGAATGGGAAGCAGGTTTATATGGATCGGTTTAATGACATAGATTGGATTCTTCAGAAAGAGCGGATTAAGAATGTATGCAAGAAATACAACAATTCTGAGTGCTGGCTAGACTCGACGGGAGTTGGGGACCCGATATTTGAAGACTTGAAACGGGATGGGGTTAATATTCATGGCTATAAGTTCACAAATGAGAGTAAAAAACAGTTGATTCAACGCCTGATGATTTCTCTTGAGCAGGAGAAAATCAAGATATTCGATAAAGAAACCGCACCGGAACTCATAAACGAGATGGTGATATTTGAATACGAGATGACTTCATCCGGTCTTATCCGATATCAGGCTCCGGAGGGATATCATGATGACTGTGTAATAGGATTAGCATTGGCAAATTGGGGGGTATTTGTACCGCGAGCTATGCCAAGGATAACAAGGTTGTAATGAACCTAAAATTTTGGAAGAAGAAGGAAATAAAGCAGGATTTAGTCCAGTACAGAGACGGAGTATATTATCTTGGAACGGGGGCGATTTCGGCCCCTAAACTATCCAGCGCACTTCAAGCATCCAGCCTAAGTGACATAGTGTATTCCTGTGTGAGTGTTATTACGCAGGCGGCTCTGGACGTTCCCTGGTTTTTATACCGGAGGCAGGGAAAGGATATTATCGAAGTATCGGATCATAAGTCACTTAATAGGTTTTTAGAGCAGCCATCAAAGAAATTATCCTGGCCTGATTTTATTGAAGCATATCTAAATTATATCCTTCTGTCCGGCAACTTTTATATAAGGCAACTTATCGGATCATTCGGGACATACGGTGAAGTAGAGCTATTCAGGCCGGATAGAGTGACGGTTGAAGAGGGTTATCTGGGAGATCCGATATATAAAGTTTATACACATGGCCAGCTAGTCACGATAGATCCTGAAGAGATGGTCCACATAAAGATGTTTAATCCACATGATGACTTGATTGGAATGTCTCCTATTACATCAATAGCAGTTCAGATCGATATAGCGTCTTACAGTCAAGCCTGGATGCTTTCGTTATTAGAACATGGGGCAATGCCTGCCATAGCGCTCAGCACAGAAGATAATCTGACAGATGAACAGAGAAATTATTTAACAGAACAACTACAGAAAAAGATTCAGGGTTATCAGAATGTCATGAATCCCTTGCTCCTAGAAGGGGGATTGAAACCGGAAAAAATGTCACTTAGCCCGAGCGAGATTGATTTTATGCCATTGACAAAATCTATATTGAGAAAGATTTGCGCGGTCTACAATGTAGCTCCAGAGCTTTTGGGTGACTCTGAAAATAAAACATACAGCAATGTCAAGGAAGCAGAAAAGGGACTGTATGAAAAGGCCATATCTCCACATCTAAAGAAGCTGAGAGATAAGCTAAACACCCGACTTGTACCCCTTTTTGACAAGGAAGATTCCGGATATTTCTTTGATTTCGATATGAGTAATATCGAAGCATTGTCCGAGAATAAAGAATTGATGTGGGAGCGGATAGGGAAGGCCACTAATATGGGATTGATAAACCGAAACGAGGGACGCAATGCCCTTGGTATTGAAAAAGCTAAAGATATTGGGGCAGATAAATTGACCGTGCCGGCAACAACAATGCCACTCGAAGCGGTTGTAGGGGACGAAGAGGACGAGGAAGAAGATGTTGATTGAACAACTGCTGACTGAGCTTAAAGCAAATCCTAGATCCGGGAGAATTATCATAACGGATCAACGAGATAGATTAGATCTTGTTAGATATTTGAATTCAGGGGAATCGGGATTTAAGCGGATTCTAAAATCATTCTGGAAAGAGCAGCGCAATAAGGTGACTGTAGAGATAGCAAGACAGACCATAAATCAAGGTCATAAAGCTCCACAGGATTTCATGGACTCATTGACCAAAACAACCACAAATTTTGTAGGTGAGAAAGTAAGGGCTAAATATATAAATACAATTGAACATTCCGGTAATCTTATTGCTGGTAGAGTAAACGGAATGAGGAAACAGGAGTTTGATTTCAACAGAGTGTCTGCAAGCGTTTTGGAGTGGGTGACTGAACAGGGCGGAGATCTTGTTGTAAGCCTTACAACGACACAATATGAGACAATCCATGCTCTTCTCCAGCATCAGGCATTCCAGGGAATTACAAGCCCATACATTATGGCGCAGAGGCTTAAACCGTTGATTCCTTTATTGGAAAGGGATGCTCTAGCCGTGATGAAACTTTATGAGAATTTATCAATGGCGGGATTATCCCAGGATGCCATTTTACGACAGACACAGAAATATTCAGAATATCTTCTCAATAACAGGGCAATAACTATTGCCAGGACCGAGCTTTCGGATGCGTATAATTTCGGTCAATTCGATTCAGTAAAACAAGCTAGTAATGGGGGCCATCTTCCGGGTCCGCCTGAAAAGGAATGGATTGCCGGTGGAGGGAATCCCTGTGACATATGCCTGGATAATGAAGGTGAGGGAGTTATCCCGATCAACCAAGTATTTTCAAGCGGAGATGATACCCCTACAGCGCATCCTCGGTGTGCATGTTCTTTAGGATATTCAGTCAGGAGGCAATCATGAAACATAAAAAATGGCTAATCATATTGGCAATATTAGCAGTACCCCTATTTGCAGACCATTCATTTGATGACACTTTCCTAGATACGGCGATTGGCCTTGATGCTGACGCGGAAAAAACCATAGGCGATGGGATTGCAGACCACAGCGTCCCCCTTGCACATGCCCAAATTGCCGGTATAACTTGCATATTTACCCCTGCTGGTGGATCTGATTCAACGGTCGATTTTTATTTTGATGTGAGTTACGACGGCGGGACGACATGGGCTTCTTTAAGTGACAGCGCACTTTTTGAGATTGCAACCAACACACCAGCAATAACAGGATCGATAGTCCGTGTTTATGGTCCGGTAAATGTTCAGGGTGCTAGTCATATCAGATGGAGTAAGGTGGACAACAATGATGCAGTAAACGCTTTGACCCTTGTCAATGTGATCGTGAGTTATTGATAAAAAGAGAGGAAGAAAATGAAAAAGATACTGTCGGGAATAGCTTTTCTAGGGCTTCTCTTTTTGGGGATCTATTTTCTCAGTGGACAGCAGCCACTTATAAAACCCGTATATGTCAGATTGGCAAACCTACTTGACGTTGCTAACACGGCGCCGACCGATAACTATGTTCTGACATATGATGCAGCTACAGGACTGTGGGGGCCGGAGGAGTCTTCTGCCATTGCCGGTGCAAGCTATGGTGACGACGTACAGGCAAAATGGGGGGATGATGATGATTTTTCCATACAATACGACGAGGATGGAGACGATTCAGCACAGCTAAGTCTCCCGACGGCAGGGCTTTCTTTTAGATCGGCTGCCACAGATGCCGACAATGCTTTATTAATAAAAGTGGCAAAGGTCACAAGAGCTCATAATTCAGCTTTATTTGATGCCAACGGACTTAGCGACTCAGCCGTTGTATGGCAGCAGCCAGCGAACTCCGTGCTTTTATCAGCAAAATATGTTCTGGATGTTCAGTTTGATGATGGAAGTTTAACCGATATAGATGTTGAGTTAGGGGATGCCGACGATAATGATGGGACTATAAATGTAGCCGGCAATCTTACCTCAGATGCAGTTGGGACCGAATACAGTACGCGAGGTGCCTACTGGTCGGCAACGACTGCGGGAGGATATCACTCAGCATCAGCAAAAGATTGGACTGCCTACGCTACAGCTACGGGGGCTGACCTCGATACGACTTCTGCCGGGCAGATCACTTTCTATTTCGCATATATACAATTTTAAGGAGGTAAAGAGAAATGAAAAAGAGAAATTCAATTCCTTTGATTGCTGCGGTAGCGATATTTTGTTTTTTCCTGTTCGCTGGAGCACAGACACATTTTCTTCATAAGGGAGTACTGGCTGTAAACGATTCCGGTGAAATAACAACTGGAACATGGAAGGCAACGGTCATTGCTCATGAGTATGGGGGATTGGAGGCTGATGTATCCGAATATGCGGGCGTAGTGCATATCACAGGAGGGTCAACATCTGCCTTAACCATTGGAATAGGAGATGGCAACCTTGTAGATGTAGACGATGCCGATGCTGCCCAGAATGATTATTTAAGACTCACTGACACTGGACTAGAAGGAAGAGAATATTCAGAAGTCCTGGGAGATATAGGCCTGTCTCTTATACACATCTCCGAGCCCACGAGACTAGGCATGATCTCGTATGCCGTCTTC